CGATTTGCTTGCTTGAAGTCTACGATAGACTCCATATCATTGTGTAGACAAACCAAGTCAGTAGACCCAGCATATAGCCCAGGATAATGTAACATAACTTCTGAACCATAGTATTCCGAAACTGGTGTAAGACCCACTTCAATAATTTTTTGGGCCATGGGCTTCGCCGCTTGTCCGATCTCTGTAAGATCATCGTAGCCAACTCCTGTGATATGAGACTCCAGGAATTTGTGCATGGCAGTTCCCCGCCTACTAGATAAATTTTTGATTTGCTCTGCTCGTTCTTCTCCAACTTTTGCCTTCCAATCTTTTAAAAATTGTTGATCTTTTGTTTTGCCTAGTATCGTAGTTACGCTAGGAAGTCTAGACCCATTGAAGTCATAAATTCTACTTCCAGATTCTTCATCAGTAATTTGTTTTCCTTCTAAATAGTTGTATTTATTAGCTTTTTTTAAGTTTGAGACTAGATCTATATTATCCCAATGTTCTTTTAAATCTTTTTCATCCATCATGCTATTTTAACTTCTGCCTCCGTTTCAATCCAAACTCTTGCGCCACAGCTTAATGGTTTATCAGGACTGTATATAATTTTACTAGGTCCTAGTATTTCAACTTCATGTCCATAATCATTAGACTTAGAAGTCTTAACAGTTATCACAGGTTTATTTGTACCATGTTTCTTGTTGTGTCTAATGTGATGCATGTTTACATGTATTCTTTTTTTCATATCTTAATCACTTTCATTCCGTAATTGTTAATTCCTTTTTTAATATTTAATCCTTCTTTCTTTTTTAATTTATTTTTTTTAAAAGATCTATAATCTACATGGTGGTGCCAACGATTAAATTTCCAAACAACCTTAGCCACATCTGGATGTAGTTTTGCTAACATTTTAGATTTATCTAATGTGCCATTTTTATAAATCTCTTCATTGCCACCTTTCATAGTTTGAGTAGTAGCTTTTTCTTGTATGAATGCATTGAACTGGACAGTACACCAACCATCTTTTAAAACTCTAATAGATAAATCTGTATCTTCATTATACTTTGCACGCCAACGATAGGGTATGTCATTTCTAATTAATAAACATGAATAGATCCTGGTATTCATAACAAATGCTGGTAGTTTTGTTTTAGCTTTAGCTAGAAAATCATAGTTAAATCCAGCTAGTGCAACGTTTTCATATCTTTCTATAAAATCTTCTGCAGCTTTAAATATAGTTCCTGATGTCACATGAATATATAGATTTCTATTTATTCTACCAAATGCTTTTATATTGTCATCTAATAACCAATGACTTGTGGCACCATTTTCTAGTGCATGTTCCCAGCAGAAATTTCTTGCAGGACCAGAGCCAGTTCCTTGGTCCGTGGTGCATGAGTCGTAGTCCTCGATGTATTTTTTAGGTAGTATTAATATCTTATCTTTATCAATGAATCTTGCGTATTGTTCGTACTCATAATCTTCGACCACGATAGAGTATGGCATATCCATCTTCTCTAAAGCTGTACTCGTATGTCTACTTTCCCATCGTCCTTTGGATATAATATAAACTGGATGTTTAGGATTCATCAACGTACCGCTTGTCAGCATATCTCCTCTTCTTCCATTCTGGATACCAGAGACTTGGTGCTTTGGTTATTTTTTGACCAATGAGTTTAGCAAACTTGTCGATATCTTCTTGATTTCTAAAGTGAACTACTATCTTTCTAAAAGAACTTAAATCTTCCATTTCAAATTCTGGCATATCTTGCCATTCGTCTTTCCAGTTTATTTCATTAAATCTTTTACGAAATGTTTCATTAGAAACACGAGATTTACCATCCCACTTACGTCCTTTTTCTTTTTTTACTCCCACATCATTTCCTTTTTCATTTTATATTCTTTCAAATCAACTACATCAGCACTTTTATTTAATTTTTGTTTTGAGTAATGTTCTATAACTTGTTGAATCTTAGGTAATTTAGTATGTGCCCAAGGCCAGATTAAAAGACACACATAATAAGCGTCTCTAAATGTACAACGCCATCTGTATTGCATTAGATACTTCGTACCATTCTTTCTAAGTCCTTTTCTAGGTTTCTTAGAAAATGTACCACAACCTAAGACTTCATGTATCCAGTGAATAACTGATCTATCCGTCATAGTTATTTCCATACTAATACGCCTACAATCATACGTTCCATATTTTTTAGTCTCTTTGCGTTTGGTAAAATCAATACTGCCTTCACCATCAAATAGTCCAGCAATATATGCTTTATCTGTATCACTTATCATGTTTTACTACCTCTCTTACTACAGTTGTCCAGGGATTTAAGTTAAAGTCTTTAGTGCAAGAGCTTGTTAACAGTACTATTATCGTTATCAACAACATCATATTGAGATACTTCGGATTTATATACATAAAACTCTCCTTCCGAATCACAGTCCCAGCACTGATGAATTGTTTCATCGTGCTCAAGACTTGAAACTTTAACAAATCCATTACCCTTACAGGTAGGACAGATTATTTTTTTTACTTTATATTTTTTTAATTTTACCATTTAACTTCTTTGCTTTCTCATTTGCCAGTGACTCAATTGTTTTACTTATAGATAGTTTTGCATCTGGTAATAAAACCTTCGACAAAGCAATTAAAACCTTATATGTATCATGAGTTAAAGAAACGTTACGGTATTTTGTTATATCAGTCATATTGTCCTTTCATTTATTTATTATGACTATATAGGATTTATGTAGGAGATTGTCAAGTATGAAATTTATATTAGGTCTAATAATTTGTTCTAGTGTGTATAACACTTGTTTAGATCCTTATCATTGGCCAGAAAAATTTGATAGCCACTATGAATGTATGATGTTTGGCTATGAAGAATCTATTAAAAAAGCACAAGAAATAGGGCCAGAAGATGTAAATAAACTTGGTACTATTATTAAATTTTATTGTTATCAAGAACCCGAAACAGAAACATAATTGACAATGTGGCAGAATTGTGGTAAAGGAGGTTTCTTACCTTTAATACCTATCCTATCACTCTCTCTTTAGGATAGGTCCGTGATCCGTGATCAGTTTTTTATTAAGATGATCCATCTCATGTTGTACCACTCTACATGGTAGATAATAAAATGTTTTATGTTGGTCCTTACCATGCCTGCATTTCCATTCTAAATTAATAGATATTGATCTACTTACTTTAACTTCTTCTGCAGGGCAAGATAAACACCCTTCGATATCACTTATTTTTTTATTATTTTTAGATGTAACAACTGGGTTGATAAATACTTGAGGATTATCTCTTTCATTAGATGTATCCATTACAAACATACGTCTATTATAACCTACTTGATTAGCAGCTAGACCAATACCATTAGCCTGGTACATAACCTTAATCATATTATCTAATATAATATTATTTTCTTCACTTAATGGAAATCCTACTTCTTCCGTAGGTTCTCTTAAAAATGTATCAGGTTTTTTTAATATCTTCATTATTCCACTTTCTTAGTAGCCACATTATAAATCCGTATATGGCAATTATAATTAATATACTTATTAATATTTTCATACTAACCCCCACAGTTTCCGTGCACGTACTCCTGCAGGAGCAAAGGCTCCACACCTACCCACTTCCATAGCGCGGGTCACAGGTTGCCGTACAGGGAATAGCGCGAGGCATTATATGGACGGAGGTCCTTTTCAATCTTATTTACATATACAACCAAAAAAATCTCCACTGCCGTCATTCATGACATGAGCATTTAAAGGATCACCTGCATAAGTAGTTAATTTTAATCTTAAAATATCACACAAATCAAAACAGTTAATCATAATTTTTTGTACTAACGATACGCCTTCCATCATTTCTTTCGTCACTGGAACTAGATGATACATTCCGTCTGTTAGAATTATTAATTCCATTACTCCACTCCTTTATATATTTATACCAAAGATCTTTGTATTTGGGATCTTTAGTTTTTTCCCACAGATTTGCTAGTTCGTTTATTTTCTCTACCGTCATGTTTTCTTTTACCCCATGCTACTACTTTATTAAATCCTGGTGCGTGTATATCTAATTTAGCATATGGTCTCCACTGCTCTTTTATTAAATTTAATTCAATAAGTAATGTAGACCACTGTTTAGGTGATATATTTTCACTTGTTATGGTTAGTTTTTTTTCTTTCATTCTGTATATATAGGATATCTAGGGACTATTGTCAACCCCCTTTTCTACCTTTTCCTCTATATTTACCCATTCTTTTTTCGTGCTTATTTCTACGTTTTTTGTGTCTACCAGGTCTTTTTCTAGGTTTATCCTTTTTATAGGTATTAACACCCCATTTTGGTGCTTTAGCCATTTGTAGTAGAGACTTCTAATTTTATGTCTTTGGGATTAACAGATTGTGGAATGTATGAAATTTTACCATTAATGTGCTGTTTTAAGTCTGTGCCACATGTAATGCATCTAAAAAGTTCTGGCGTGAGAGACACTAAAAGAGTTTCGTGAGTGCAAGTAGGGCACGTTCCATTTACTATTTCAGCTTTTAAATTAAAATCTCCAAACATTAATTTGCTAGTGGGTTTGAAGTAGATACTTTAATTTCTTCTATTTGAACTTGTAATAGTTCTATTTGTTTTTCGTTAACTAGTATTTTAGTGTGTCCATGATTAGTTGAACCATTTATTTCATCCGCTAATTTTGTAACTTTTTCTTCTAGCACTGCTATCTGTGCAGAATAATCAGTTGTAGATCTACCTTCTATCTCAGATAATTTTGTTGTGATTTCTCCATACTTAACAAAGCCACCACCTATTGCAACGATTGCTGCAATCAATGCTGCTATTCCTGCGAGTTGGTCTTTAAGATTTTTCATTTTTTAATATCTCCAATTCCATTAAAAGCTTTTGTTTTCTAGAGTTTATCTCTTGAAGTTTACGTGCTTTGATTTCTATCTTATCATTTTGAATATAACTTGCAAGGTTTGTATTTGGATATATTTGCCTATTATCAAAGATATTTAATTGGTCTAAATATATGTTTTTTGGTGCATAAAATGCTGTATTTGCGTAGGCATTTAATGATGCTTGTTCACTTGTCATAGCCTCCATTTTTATAATATTTTTAACAGCTAAATTTTTAGATATATCTTTAATATCTTTGTCAACTTTATCCATTATTCTGGCAAGATTTTTGACGATAGCTTTTTTCTGTTGTATCTTTTTTTGTTCGGTAAGCTTCTTAGTCTGAACAGTGGACTTCTCAGGAGTCTCGCTATTAGATTTCTCTTCTTTAATTTCTTCTTCTTTTTCATTAGTTGCTTCTACCATCTCAGTAGGCTCTTCTTCAACAACTTCTTCCTCAGCCATTTCAGTAGTTTCCTCTTCCATAACTTCTTCTTCAGCCATTTCAGTAGATTCTTCCATCATTGCAGGTTCCTCTTCTATCATTTCCTCTTCTGAAAAATTTTCTGTAGTAAAACTTTCTCCGTCCTCGGTTGATTCCATGAATACGGGTCCATCATTTTCGACAAACGATTCTTCCTCATTAAATACTTCCTCTTCTTCAGAAACCATAGGTAAGAACGTTGCGACGATTTCTTCTGATTCTTCATATATTTCCTCCATCATTGTTTCATCTGCAAACATAATCATTGGACCATCTTCAAATGACATACCTTCATCTTCCATAAAAAACTCTTCATCCATCTCCATAAAAAATTCTTCTACAAATTCTTCTACAAATGTAAAAGTTTCCATTTCTGTTTCTATTTCAAATTGAGGCTCTTCATCAAAAGTAAAGTATTCTTCTTCAAAAATAAATTCTTCCATGTCATCAAAGACTTCTTCTTGTAA